TTTCAGGATAGGAAGGATATTGTGAACGCAATTCTTTCCCCTGATAAACAGTACACGGTGAACGCCGTGGAAGAAATGATTGAAAAATACATGAAAGGACAGGTGAAATAACATGGCTTTAGGCGGTGGAACTTTCGTTACACAGAATAAAGATTTGCCGGGTGCATATATCAATTTCATTTCGGCAGCTTCCGCAAACGCAGCCCTTTCCGAAAGAGGTATTGCAACAATGCCCCTTGATCTTGATTGGGGTGTTGATGGGGAAGTTTTTGAAGTAACCAACGGTGATTTTCAGAAGAACAGTATGGAAATCTTTGGTTACGAATATACCAATGACAAGCTGAAAGGTTTGCGTGATCTTTTCTTGAACACAAAAACCCTTTATGCTTATAAGCTGACTTCCGGGGGTGCAAAGGCTGCAAACGATTTTGCAACCGCACTTTATACGGGTGTTCGTGGTAATGATATTAAGATTACCATTCAGGAAAACGCAGATGATGCAAGCCTGTTTGATGTGAAAACCGTGGTTGGTACAACCGTTGTTGATGAACAGACCGTTGCAAAGGCTGCTGATCTTGTGGCGAACAAGTTCGTTACTTGGAAGGATGCTGAACTTACTGTTACCGCTGCAACCCCTCTTTCCGGTGGTTCTAACGGTGCGGTTGACGGTGCAGCTTATCAGGCTTATCTTGATAAGATTGAATCTTATACCTACAACACTATGGGCGTTGTGGTTACTGATGAAACCACCAAAACCCTTTTCGCTTCTTTCGTGAAGCGTTTGCGTGATGAAATGGGTATCAAATTCCAGCTTGTTCTTTACAATAAGGCAGCCGATTATTACGGTACTATCAATGTGAAGAACAAGGTAACTGATGAAGGTTGGAGTGAAGCAAGCCTTGTATATTGGGTAACAGGCGTTTCCGCTGGTTGTGAGGTAAACAGAAGCAATCAGAACAAGGTTTATAACGGTGAATTTACCGTTGATACCAACTATACACAGAATCAGTTGGCGGCTGCTATCAAGGCGGGCGAATTTACGCTTCACAAGGTCGGTTCTGATGTGCGTGTACTTGAAGATATTAACAGCATGGTTACTACTTCTGACACGCAGGGCGATATTTTCAAGGACAATCAGACAATCCGTGTAATTGATCAGATTGCAAATGATATTGCGGTACTGTTCAATACAAAGTATTTGGGTGTTGTTCCTAACGATAACGCCGGAAGAACTTCCCTTTGGTCGGATATTGTAAAGCACCATCAGCAGCTTAATGATATTCGTGCTATTGAAGATTTTGCTGATTCTGATGTTTCTGTTGCACAGGGCAATACAAAGAAATCTGTTGTTGTAACGGATGCAGTTACCGTTGTGAACGCAATGGGTAAACTGTATATGACCGTTACCGTTGCGTAAAGGAAGGGGTGAAAATCAATGAACAATGTTGTTATGAAGGGCAAAGATACGATTGCCGCAAAGCTGGCTGAATGTTTCATTACCATTGGAACACGCCGTTACAACTTCATGCAGATGATTGACATGGAAGCAAAGGTTGATAAAACCAAAGCAGCAGTTCCCCGTTTGGGTGCAATTATGACAGGTCATAAGTCTTGCGGTATGGAAGGCACTTTCAGCGGTACAGCCCATTATAATCAGTCTGTAATGCGTCAGGCGTTGATTGATTACAAGAATACGGGCGTTGATGCGTACTTTGAAATGCAGATCACGAATGATGATCCCGGTTCTGCTGCTGGCAGACAGACTATCATTTTCTATGATTGCAATACTGACGGTGGTATTTTGGCAAAGTTTGATGCTGACGGTGAATACCTTGATGAAGAAATTGAAGGTACTTTTGAGGACTTCTCTATGCCGGAAGCATTTGCAAACCTTACCGGATTCCTTACGAACTAATAAATTCCCCGTATGTGGGCTTTATATAGGCTCATATACGGGGTTTTTACCTTAACACGATACACAGAAAGGAAGATTAAGAAAATGTCTAAATTCGCTAAATTTATGAAGGAAAACAAGGTTGCAAAGGAAAATGAAATGCACCCTGTAACTAAATCCCTTTGTGATGAAAACGGTAAGCCCCTTGAATGGGAATTCCGTCATATCAGTTCAAAGGAAAATGAAACTATCCGTGAAAGTTGTACTATTGAAGTTCCTGTTACGGGTAAGCCCAATATGTTCCGTCCTAAAATGAAATCCAGCCTTTACATTCAGAAGATGATTATTGCTTCTGTTGTAATGCCTGATTTGTATGATGCGGAATTACAGGATTCCTACGGTGTAAAAACCCCGGAAGATTTGCTTTTCGCTATGGTTGACGATCCCGGCGAATACAACGAACTTGCAGCGTATGTTCAGAAATTTCAGGGCTTCAATGTTTCCTTTGATGAAAAGGTGGATGAAGCAAAAAACTAATAGAAGAAGGGGATTGGGAAGCGAATTTTGCTTACTATGCCCTTCTTAAACTTCACATTTTACCTTCTGTTTTCCTTGCAATGGAAGAACAAGAAAAAGCCTTCGTTGTGGCAGCTATCAAGGTAAAGATGGAAAATGACAAGAAAGAAAAACAACGAATTGAAAGTAAATCCAAAAAGAAAGGTAGGTGATAGGCATGGCAACAATCAGAACGGCGATTGAATTACAGGATAATTTCACAAGCGTTCTGTATCAGGTTATCAATTCCGTAAACTTGGGGCTTTCCGCAATGGAAGATTTGCACCAAACAATGAATAGCCCGGTTGATACCGCTTCTATTGAAGCAGCAAGGGATTCAATCAATCAGGCAACGATTGCGGTTCAGGAATTGGATGCAGCCATGCAGGGTATTGAAACCCCATCCACCGATTCACCTACCGCCCCACAAAGTTCAGCCCCGGTACAACTTCCCGTTGAACCCGTTGTTCCTGATCCTTTGGTTGATCCGCAAGCCCCGGTTGAAGTTCCTGTTACATGGCAATCTGACAATTTGGAAGTGTTCACCGGAACAGGCGTTGAAAGATTTCAACAGGAAGTTCAAAGTGCAAACAATATGTTGAACACTTTGAACGATACCCAAAATCAAATTGCTGCTACGGCGGCACAAACTGATTTGTTCCCGGCAAATATGGCTGCTGATATGAACAGTATGCAAAACCGTTTACAGGCTATTCAGCAGCGTATTCAGGCAATCGAAAACAACCCTATGAATGTTGGTACTGACATTGCAAACGCCGAATTGGAACAGTTGCGGGGGCAGTTGGATCAGGCGGTTCAGGAACAGCAAAACTTGAACCGGGCTGTTGAACAGATGGATGTTGCAGGGGCAAATGAAGCCTATTTGCGGCTATCCTCTACAATCGGAAATACTGAACGCTATATCCGTGATAATACCACGGAACAGGGGCAGTTTAACAGAGCGATTGAACAGGGTACAAATGAAGCAAACGATTTGATGAATATGATAAAGGGTGCGGTTGCGGCTTATGTAACAATCCAATCCGTTACTTCTGCATTGAACTTATCAGATCAGTTGACTTCTACAACCGCCCGTTTGAACCTGATGAATGACGGTTTACAGACAACGGCAGAATTGCAAGATATGATTTACCTTTCGGCTGAAAGGTCAAGGGGTGCGTATCAAACAACTGCTGATGCCGTTTCAAAGTTGGGGCTTATGGCGGGTGATGCCTTTGATTCTTCTGCTGAAATTATCGCTTTTACCGAACAGCTTAACAAGCAGTTCACGATTGCGGGAACGGAAGCAGCCGGAATTGATGCGGCAATGTTGCAGCTTACACAGGCTATGGGTTCGGGCGTTTTAAGGGGTGAAGAATATAACAGTATTCTTGAACAAGCCCCGAATATCATTCAATCCATTGCTGACTATTTGGAAGTTCCAAAAGGTCAGTTGAAGGATATGGCAGCGGAAGGACAGATTACCGCTGAAATTGTGAAGAACGCTATGTTTGCGGCGGCTGATGAAACCAATGCAAAGTTTGAACAAATGCCTATGACCTTTGCACAGATCGGACAATCTATTGAAAATACGGCAATGATGGCGTTTACGCCTGTTCTGCAAAGAATGAATGAAATTGCCAATAGTGAAGCCTTTAATGTGATGGTGGAAAACGCTGTTTCAGCCCTTTCAGTTGTTGCGGGGATTGCCCTTGAAATCTTTGATTTGCTGGTTGGTGCGGCAACGCTGCTTGCTGATAATTGGTCGTGGCTATCGCCTATCATTTATGGTGTTGCAGCCGCCCTTGCCGTGTACTACGGTTGGCAGCTTGCGGTAAACGCTATTCAGGCAATCAGCAAAGGTATTCACATGGCAATGGCTGTTGCACAGATGATCCATTTGGCAGCAACCGGAGCATTGACAGCAGCAACGGCAGCAGAAACAGCCGCACAGTACGGTTTGAACGCTGCATTGTACGCTTGCCCTATCGTGTGGATTATCGTTCTTATTATCGCATTGATTGCCCTGTTTTATGCAGCAGTTGCAGCGGTGAATAAGTTTGCCGGAACTTCCGTTTCTGCAACGGGTATTATTTGCGGTGCGTTCATGGTTGCCCTTGCCTTTATCGGTAATATCTTTGTTGCCTTGTGGAATTTGGTTGTTGATGTATTTGTACTGATATACAACCTTGTAGCGGAAGTTGCAAATTTCATAGGCAATGTGTTCGCCGATCAAATAGGGGCGGTTTGTCGGTTATTCTTTGGCTTGGCAGATACCGTTTTAGGTATTCTTCAAGCGTTAGCTTCGGCTATTGATGCAATCTTCGGTTCTGACCTTGCGGGAAGTGTTCAGGGTTGGCGTGATTCTCTTGGCGGTTGGGTTGATGAAACCTTCGGCAAGGGTGAAGAAATCATGGCGAAAATGAACGCTGATGATATGAAGTTAGGACGGTTTGAATATGGTGCGGCGTGGGATGCTGGTTATTCCTTCGGTGAAGGTATTGATGAAAGCATTTCCAGCTTTGATCCCGCAAGCCTGTTTGATACCAATGTACCCGGTGCTGATGAATACGGTACGGGGCTTGCTGGTATTGGTAGCGGGGTTGATGATATTGCCGGAAACACCGGAAGCATTGCTGATTCTATGGAAATCACGGAAGAAGATTTGAAGTATTTGCGTGATATTGCCGAACAAGAAACTATAAACAGATTCACTACTGCTGAAATCAATGTTGATATGTCCGGTATGCAAAATACCGTGAATAATGGTATGGATTTAGATGGCGTAATCGACGGTTTGACAAATGCAGTAAATGAAGCTATTGATACTATGGCGGAAGGGGTGCATGAGTAATGGCAAGAAGCGGATATGATTTCTATTTGGATAAATGCCTTTTGCCCGTAACCCCTTCAAAGTTGCAAATTAAAATCAATAATGCGAATAAAACGCTGACATTGATTGATGAAGGACAAATTAACATACTGAAAACGGCTGAACTTACGGATATTGAATTTGAATGTGATATTCCACAGGTTCAATATCCGTATGCCGTTTATAAATCAGGGTTCAAAGGTGCTTCATATTTCCTTGATTACTTTGAAAACCTGAAAACGCAAAAGAAGCCGTTTCAGTTTATCGTTTCCCGAACCTTACCCAATGGGAAGGTACTTTTTTCAACCAATATCAAGGTATCGTTGGAAGATTACAAGATTACCGAACAGGCTAAAAACGGTTTTGATTTGACGGTAAAAATCAAATTGAAGCAATACCGGGAGTACAGCACGAAAACGGTAAATATCAAAATTGCAGCTTCCAAACCAAAGGCAACGGTACAGGAAACAAGACCTACGGAAAGCAAGCCCGCAACAAAGGAATATAAAGCTGGTGATATTGTCAATTTCCACGGCGGTACACACTATTATAGTTCTTATGCAGGGGCAAAAGGTTATTCAGCAAGGGCGGGGCAAGCCAAAATTACACTTGATAAAAGCTGCAAGGGTAACGGCGGTGTTCATCCCTATCACCTTGTTCACACAAATTCAGCTTCCAATGTTTACGGTTGGGTGGATGAAGGTACATTTGATTAAGGGGGTGTTTCAATGTCTGTTGAACTTTTAATTGCCGATACAACGGGAAACAAAGCGTACATACCGATTGTTGAAGAAGGTATTGAATGGACTACGGAAAGAAGAAGCACACCCGGCAAGCTGACATTTAAGGTATTGAAGGATGATATAATCAACTTTCAAGAGGGTGCAGCAGTACGCTTGAAGGTGAACGGCGTTCCCGTTTTCTTTGGGTTCGTGTTCACCAAAAAGCGTGATAAAGATCAGATTATTACCGTTACCGCTTACGATCAGTTAAGATACTTGAACAATAAAGATACCTATGTTTATGAGAACAAAACCGCTTCCCAATTAGTGAAGATGATTGCAGCGGATTTTTCTTTGAATGTGGGAACGGTTGAAGATACCGGATTTGTAATTGCTTCACGGGTGGAAGATAACACTTCCCTATTTGACATGATAGAAAATGCCCTTGATTTAACATTGCAGAACAACAAAGAAATGTTTGTTTTGTATGACGATTTCGGCAAGCTGACATTGAAGAATATTTCTTCTATGTATGTTGGTGAACCGGGGGCTTACCTGATGATTGATGAAGAAACCGGGGAAAACTTTGAATATTCTTCAAGTATTGATACCGATACCTACAACAAAATCAAGCTGACCTATGACAATGAGGACACCGGAAAACGGGAAGTTTACATTGCACAGGATTCAGGAAATATGAACGCATGGGGCGTACTGCAATTCTTTGATACCCTTTCCAAAGGTGAGAACGGGCAAGCAAAAGCAGATGCCCTTTTGCAGTTGTATAACAAGAAAACCCGTAACCTGAAAATTACAAATGCTTTGGGTGATCCACGGGTAAGAGCCGGAAGCATGGTTGTTATCAATCTTGCTTTGGGTGATATGAATGTAAAGAATTTCATGTTGGTTGAAAGAGTAACGCACAAATTCAGCCTTGATGAACACTTTATGGATTTAACTTTAAGAGGGGGTGAATTTGTTGGCTAATGCGGCTGAATTAACAAAAGCAGTAAAGAAAGCAGCATTACAAGCTGAACAAGCAAAAAAACCCGTTGAAATCTGTTTCGGAAAAGTAACGGGTGTTTCCCCGCTGAAAATCCTTGTGGATCAGAAAATGACTTTGGGAAAAGCCCAACTTGTACTTACAAGAAATGTTACTGATTTCACAACGGAAGTAACCGTGAATTGGAACACGGAAAATGAAAGCGGTGGAAGCGGGGATTCATCCTTTGCTTCCCACAATCACGCTGTTACCGGAAGAAAGAAAATCACCGTTCATAATGGGTTGGTTGTCGGTGATGAAGTAATTCTTTTCAGGCAGCAGGGCGG